AGCAGGTTCTTTAGAAGCTGGTGAATTAGCAATGAATGTTACTGACGGTAAATTTTATACTAAAACATCCGGCGGTTCTGTTGTTGAGGTTGGTGGTGCAGGTTCAGTTACTTTACAAGATGTTACGACAAATGGTGCAGTTACAACAAATGATATTACACTAAACGGTTCAAATTTAATTTTTGAAGGATTTTTAGAAAACGCATTTGAAACAACTTTAACAGCGGCAGAACCAACTGCTGATAGAACAATTACATTACCTAATCAATCAGGTACCATAGCGATGGATGGTGACGCATTAGCGTATGCTATAGTTTTCGGGGGATAATCAATGGCAAGTACATTTAAAAATTTTGGTTTAGATGTTGGTGTTTTAGATGACGCAACAGGAAATATGTACACAGCTGGCGGTTCAGTCCAAGCAGTTGTTCACGCTCTTTACATCTCAAATAAAAGTTCAACTAACGCAGCTAAAGTAAATGTTAAGGTCACCACAGATGGCGGTTCAACATTTTTTCATGTTGGTAGAAGTTTAGATGTACCTGCTAATAACACTTTAGTTTTAGATAAACCAATTAACTTAGAAAATAATGATATTCTAAGAGTATATGCTGACCCTAATCCGGATAGTTCGTCTGTAGATGTTGAGGCGTTTGCAAGTATATTGGAGATTAGTTAATGGCAACTTTAGGATATGTAGTACCAGAAGGTCAACAGTCTAAAGAGAGTTTTCATGCTCTTAGAAGAACAACTGAGGGATTATTGTACTACACAAAAGTTGATAAAGATAGTACAGATAGTGTTGATTTTGAAAACAGTTTACCTACAGATGCTAATGGTAATACTCAAATATCCAGAGAAAAAGAATACACAGATGACGCTCCTTTTGTACAAGCAGGTGAAACTCAATATGAAGAAGGTGACGGTTCAACATTAACTTTTAGTATGAATGAACCAGTTTTAGATGATACCAGAGTTTGTGTATATCTTGACGGTGTAAAACAGATTTTAGGAGAACAGTTTACTTATAGTTCTCCAACGGTGACATTTATTGCAAAGCCCAAATCAGGTGCTCAAATTGCAATTTGTAAAGTAAATAAAAAATATAAAAATTACGATAACGACTTTTATCATCAATTTAGACATGAGAATGGTGGTGCAACTTATTATATAGATGATAATGGTTATTTTGTTAAAAGGGAAAATAGAAGTAGGGGTGCAACAGCCTTGACGAGTGATGACTTTTCTACATTTGAAGCAACAGCTTCAGTAGCGTCAACAACTTGGCAAAGCGCAGTATAAACTCGTATAAATAGTATAGTAAATAAAGGTAAACCATGGCAGATTTTAAACTAGGTCGAATTAAATTTAAATGGAGAGGCAATTGGGCTGCTGATACATCATATCTTATTGATGATGTGGTCAAGTACGGCGGTAATACATATGTCGCAATAGCAAATCATACATCTCCTTCAAACGAAAACTTATTCTATACAAGTCCAGCAACATATACAACTAACTGGTCTTTACAAGCCGAGGCTTTATTTTTTAAAGGCACCTATGCAGACGCTACATGGTACAAATTAAATGATGTTGTATCTTATGGTGGTAAACAATATCGTACAACAACTTATCACACTTCTTCAAGTGCAGTTTTAAATCAATCAAATTTTGAACAATTACTTGATGGTGTTACATTTAGAGGTGATTATGCAAGTGATACTCAATACAGATTAAATGATATTGTAAAGTTTGGTGGTAGACAATATAGAGTTACAACTGAACACACATCAGCTTCAGGTGGTGACCAAAATATTGATTTAACTTACTTTACTTTATTTGTAGATGGATTAGATTTTAGAGGAGATTGGGCGAGTTCTTTATACTATAAAACAAATGATGTTGTTAAATATGGTGCATATCAGTATAAATGTGTAACTCCTCATGTTGCACCTGCCGATTTTTCTTTAACAAATGTTGATGGTTCATCCGTAAACTGGCAAGTTTATTCTGAAGGATTACAATGGGAAGATACTTATAATGCTAGTACAACTTACCAAGATGGTGATGTGGTATCTTATGGCGGATATACATACACTTATGTAAATTCAACACCAAGTTCGGGTAACACACCAACAGACGATACATATTGGGATGTTATAACTACAGGTTATAATAATGCGGGAACATACTCTCATGGAACAGCATATAAAACTGGTGATGTAGTAAAATACGGTGGTAATTCGTATGTAGCAAATGCAAATCATACAAATCAATATCCAGCAAATACAGACGGTTCAACAAATTCATCTTATTGGGATTTAAATGTAACAGGATTTAATTATATATCAGGCGGTTATAGTGCAGCTACAACATATAATATTGGTGATGTTGTAAGATTAACTTCAACAAGTTATGTAGCTATAAAAGATAGACTTTTAAATGTTTCTCCGGATTCAGACGCAACTTCTTGGCAAGTGATTGCACAAGGTGACACAGGTGCAGTATTAAGTACAAGAGGTGACTTAATTAAACAAGGTGCGGCTGCTTCTGAAAGATTACCTATTGGTGTTGTTGGTTCAGTTTTAACTACAGACGGTACAGACCCTATTTGGTCAAATGCTGAAGGTAAAAATGTTTACTATGTTGCAAACTCAGGTTCAGACAGTAATCCAGGTTCACAATATTTACCTTTCAAAACAGTTTATCACGCATTATCACAAGCGTCTTCAGGAGATGTTGTTGACTTTGATACGATTACAGGTGGTACAGGCGGTACTCCAGGCACTTATGATATTTCACAAACAGGTACAGATGGTTCAGGTACAGGCACACAGGCAAGAGTAGTTTTAGATGGTTCATCTACACCAACAATTACAATCACAAATGGCGGTTCAGGCCACGCAGCTGGTGATGTTATTACATTCTCAGATAGCGGTTCACAATTAGCAGGTGCAACTTCAATTACAATCACAGTAGTTTCTGCTTCGATTGGTGATGTTGTTTATGTAAAGAATGGTGTTTATAGAGAAATATTACCTTTAAGAATTCCTGCTGGTGTTACAGTACAAGGTGAAAGTTTAAGAGGCACAGAAATTAGACCTGCTTCAAGCACAGGTCATCAAGTTGCAACAATTAATAATATTGCAGGCGGTACTGGTGGTACTCCAGGCACATATAATTATGTACACCAATCTTCTTCAACTCAAAATGGAGACGGTATTGTAGTAAATGTTGTAACAGATGGTTCATCTACACCGACAGTAACCATTTATAATGGTGGTTATGGATATGTCGTTGCAGAAACAATTACAATTCCTGGTTCTTCATTAGGTTCATCCTCTGATTTAACTTTCAATGTGGATACATTAGAAAATAATGATGCTTCTAATATGTTCTTAATGAACAATCAAACTAATCTTGTTCAAATGACAATGAGAGGTTTGACAGGCACACCAAGCGCTGGTGGTACAAGTAAAGCTGCTGTTGTATCTTTGGATCCTAGTGGTGCTATTTCAACTGCTTCGCCATATGTACAAAACTGTTCTTCGGTAAGTGCAAATGCTACAGGTATTCAAATTGACGGATTATTACATAGTACAGGTAACAAATCAATTCTTGCAAATGACTTTACACAAATTAACTCAGACGGTAAAGGTGTTCATGCAATTGGCGGTGGTCGTGGTGAGATGGTGTCTGTCTTTACATACTACAATGCAATTTCATATCACGCAGAATCCGGTGGTTTCATTAGAGGTCTAAACTGTTCATCTGCTTATGGTGAACAAGGTGCTGTTGCAGACGGTACATTAGCTGCAGAAACTCCTGTAGAAGTACAAGCTCGTGGTGAGATGTTAAAATATGCAACTGCTGGATTTATTGGCGCTGCTACAGAAAGTGATATTGCGGATACAGTATCAACTTCAGGTACACCAACAGCGGCTGCAATTGTAGGCGACACTTCAGGTGCTACTGCTACAATTATTAGAGTTAATGTTTCATTAGATTATATTCACATTACAGGTAGAAGTGGTAACTTTCAACAAGGTGAAACTGTTACAATTACAAAAGATGACAGTTCTACTTTTCAAGCAACACTTGATGCTGCTTTTGGTGATAGTTCAGCTGCTCAAACAGGACAAGTTGGTCCACTTATTGCAGTAGATT